GTGCGGGTTATATTTCAGGAAAAACTACAATTGATGTAATATCTGCTGGATCTGGAGCAAGAACACAGGCAAATATTAGAGGATGGAATATAAACTTATTTGAGAGAAACTTTCCCAACTTTAAAGACGATGATTGTATTATTGAGGAGAACATTGCAAATGATTCACTTCAATATGCATCAGTTTATGCTCCAAGACCATTGAGAGAATCACTAAATTCATTGAATGGTTTTGGGGAAGATAATATTAAATATGGTATTTTTGATCTTACATTAAGCAATGGTGGTGAAGAAATTGATAGCATATACCACTCACCGATTATTGGTTGGGCATACGACGGTAATCCAATATATGGTCCGTATGGTTTTGATAATATCGATGGAACTGGTAACATTCGTAGAATGCTTACAAGTTATAAACTCAAGAATACACCAGTCAATAGACCCTCATACAATGCATTCCCTAACGGATTCTTTGTAGATGACTATATCTTTGCTGGTGATGGTGATCTCGATGAACATAATGGAAGATTTTGTGTAACACCAGATTATCCAAATGGCGTTTATGCATACTTCTGTACTATCTCCGATACCATTGATTCTTCTGGCCCATTTAACAACTATAGGAGACCATTATTCCCCTATGTAATTGGTAATGATTACAAGTCATTACCAATTGAATTTAACTTTAGGTCATCATCCAATCAAACCGAATATAATATTGTACAAGATAATTGGTTTAGAAATACCAAGAAGTATTTCACAAATGGTGGTGGTGGTCAATATGATTATATCTACAATTCGGATGCCCTTAGAAATCAATCTTTAGACATTACAGCAACATCATCAGGTAGTGTTGATGGTATGTCCATTTTGGATCCAGGTGATAGATATAAGATCGGGGATAAAGTTGAACTAAATTCAACTAATACGGGTGGTAGAAATGCAAACTTCAGGGTATCTCAACTAAAGGGTAAAAAAGTAAATACTGTAAGTCTTGCATCTACGTCATTTGAAGATGTAGAATTTACAAGTACGGGAAATGCTAATGGGTTTGTTGGAATCACCTCAGCACCTCATAACTTTTTACCGTTAGATACAATTTATATTGATGGTCTATCTTCTTATTACAAAGGATTCTCTGGATCATATTCTGTTGGTGTATCAAGTGAGAGATGGTATCTATCAGTTGGACTAGCAACTGATACTGTCACTGGTATTGTGACATATGTTTATATGAACGGCCCTTTCAGTCAAAATTCTATAAGACCAAATGATATTTTAAGAATTGAAAGTGAAAAACTAAAAGTTCTCAATATTGACGAAAAATCGAGTAGAGTCAGAGTTCTTAGAGGTATTGATGGTACACTAGTGGTTTCCCACTCTGCAGGAACAGTTGTCAGGGATGATCCTAGAAAACTCAGATTTCTCTCAACAGGTATCAACACTCAAAGAAACCTTAAAATTAATAAGCAGTTGTATTTTACACCAAACGAGGCAGTTGGTGTAGGTACATCATCTGTAGGCACTGCAACTACAATTACATTCTCAAACCCAGGCGTTGGTTTGACACAGGTCAGAGTTGAACAACAACAGATCTATCTTCCAGACCATGAGTTGTCATTGAACACACCGATGACCTACTACACAAATGGTGGGACATCTATTGCATGTTGGAGTGGTATTACAAGTACACCCACATTCAACCTTGATGAAACCAGAAACATTTTTGCAGTTCCTTTATCTAAAAATACTATTGGTATTGCAACTCAAAGAGTTGGTTTAAACTCTGTTGGTCAATATGTTGGAATTAATTCAGAAAAAGGTGGGTTGTTATACTTCGAATCTACCGTAGGCCTTGGGAGTTATCATAGTTTTAATACGAATATTACATCTGTCATAAAAGGTAGAGTTTCAAGAAACGTTGTCACGGTATCTACTGCACAAACTCATGGCATGAAGAGAGGTGACATTATCAACGTTGAGGTAAACCCAACAACCACAACCACTATTAAAGTCAAGTATGATGATTTTAATAGAAGAATTGTTTTTGATCCTGACACTATTGAACCAACTGGTATTAATACGAACAACAATACATTTACTGTTCCTAAGAATAAGTATTTTACTGGTGATAAAGTAATCTATACTTCTGGTGATCCATCAGAAAATTTGACTGCATCTGGAATGTATTATGTTTATTCTTTTAAGAATAATCTGATTAAATTGGTTGAATATCTGTCAGAACTTTCGAGTGAGAATCCCGTTTTTGTAAATGTTGGTTCTGCCACCACTGGTACACTTTCCAAAATTAATCCAGAAGTAAAAGGACAAAAGAATCAATACATCAAGTTTGATTTATCAGACCAATCACTTTCATTTGTTAACAAAGGTATTAGTTATTCGGCGTTTGATATGTTCATCTACAGTGATTCACGAGAAATCAATGAGTTCTGGACAACAAGTACTGATAGAAACTTTGAGGTTACTAAGTCTGGTGTGGTTGGTGTGGATACCACTGCGAATCTGACACTCTTTATGAGTGATAATATTCCAAACAACCTTTTTTATGGATTTAGTCCCGACAACTTGGATATTATTCCACCAGTTAAATTGAGATTGTTTAAGGACGATTCTGTTATCAACAATAATAGAATTAATCTCACAAAAAATAAATTTGATGGAATTTACAATGTAGTTGGTGTTACATCAGATACCTTTGAATACAATATTCCTTTTGATAATGATACTGTAGTGTCATATGGTACTACTAATGCAACAATTGAATATAATACTTCATCATTGACTGCAAATGGTCCAATCAACAGAATTAATGCACTTAATAAAGGTGTAGGATATAAGTCACCACCAGGGTTTACTTCGGTTACTAGTGATAATGGTACAGGCGCACTAATTCAACCATATTCGACCACTATCGGTACAATTCTGGGAACTAAATTCAACTATATTGGTTTTGGTTACCCATCTGACAAAACTCTTAACGTAGTAGGTAATCTTCCACAGGTATTAAGAGTAGACCCACTTGGTTCGTTTGAATCCATTGGTATTTCCTCTGGTGGTGTCAATTACAGTCAGGCACCTGATCTTATTGTTATTGATGGATTCACAAATCAAGTTATCACTGATGTCAAACTCGATTACGAACTCGATGACAATGAAGTCAATATTATTGAAAATACTAAATCACTGAATAACGTTCCACCAACATTTATTCCTACCCAAAATACAAATGGGTTTAGTATAAGTTCTGTATCTTACAACTCAACTAATAAAATTGTCAGACTTACCTTCTCTAAACAGTTTAGTGAAGTAAAGGATTGGCCATTCAAGGTTGGTGAAAAGGTTATTGTTGAAAATGTGGCTATTGGATTCAATACCACTGGTAAGGGATACAATTCTGAAGATTACAATTATTCATTATTCGAAGTGACTGCACTCGATAGTCAAATTGGTGGAGCGAACGCATATATCGAGTATGATCTCACTAATTATCTAGCACCAGGAGAGTTCCCAGGACAAGTTACAAGTTCTATCTCTGGTTCTGTAACCCCTGAGACGTTCTTCCCAATATTTGATCCAAAACTTACCATAACAAACTTCTTCGAGGGTGAAAGAGTTACTAGTGGTGACTATGTTGGTAGGGTTGAGAGATTTGATGCCACAAGTGGTTATCTCTTTGTTTCATCTGAGGATGATTTTAGAGTAGGTTCAATTATAAAATCTCAGTCATCTGGTAACAAAGCAAACATCGTCAGTAATATTGATTTTGAGTCAACTATCAGACTTGGTGTCGGTGCAACATTTGTAGACGGATGGCAGACCAATTCTGGATTCCTTAATGATAATCTTCAGGTTATTCCAAACAACGAATATTATCAGAACTTCTCATATTCACTCAAATCAAGGGTTGCATATGAGACATGGGATGACGCAGTCAGTTCACTTAACCACACTGCTGGTTTTGAGAAGTTTGCAGATCTCGTAATTGACAATAATGCTGTTGGTATTGCTTCAGCAGTTGACTTCCAGATCGAAACTGTTGTTGATTTGATCGGTGAGGGAATGCTTAATTGTTTCCCTGACTTTGATGGTGCAACTGAGAATACTCTTGATATTAATGGTGGTAAAACTATCTCTAATGAGATTGTATTTGAGAACAAAATTCTAGTAGATTACTTTGAATCGAGAGGTAATAGAGTTCTTAAGATTGATGATTTTAGTGGTGAGTTTGATAGCAATCCACGAGAGACAAAGTATTCTATCGTTGACTTCTTTGACAACAAGTATGCATGGAACAAGTTCTTCACTTTGATTCAAGACAGTGAACTTAGAAGTAGAAAGCAATTTGGTGTAGTTACTATTCTTCAGGATGGTACAACAGGTTATGTCAACCAATATGGTACTATTGATACAGGTAAGCCACTTGGTTCTTTCGATTATATCGGTGCCGGCACTAGTGAATGGGGTCTTACATTCTTCCCTAACCTGTTCGAATATAACAATTATGATATTTCATATTTTACATTTAGTGGTATTGAGAGTCTGACAAGCGTAGGTTCAACTCAAGTTGGTGATGTTGTTTCTATTGCATCGTCATCAATATCAGTACCAGTTTCGACAACTACTACTTTAGTACAAATTCCAACTCTTAGTAGATCAGCAAAACTTCATGTACAGTTAGAAGATGCAGAAGACAATTACTTCTACACTGAACTGAATGTTTTACATGATGGTACAAATGTACAACTTCTCCAATATGGAGATATTGGTTCAACTGAGGGTATCTCAAGTGGGTTTGGTACATATACAGCAAATATCAATGGATCGAATATTGATGTTAAGATTGTACCGACTGTAGGTACAGCAGTTACCGCCAATATTATCTCTGTTGAGACTAATGCAACAGCAACAGGGGTTAACACAACTTCAATGGTTGTTACAAATCTTTCATCATATTATAAGTCAATTTCTGCATCTGGTTCACCAGTTGCAAATGAAATTGCAGCATATGAAGATCCATTTGCTGGTGAATACTTCATGGTGACTGTTCATGATACCACAAACAATGAATATGAAATGTTTGAGTGTCATGTTCTTGACTCAAATAACCAAAATATCGTTAAATATGGACGTATTGGTACTAACTCAGGGTTAGGAACAATTGGTGCTGTTACATCAGGCACGTCAGTAAGTTTGGTATTTACACCTAATGCAAGTATTGATGTGGATGTCAGAACTTTCGGTATTGGTCTTAAGAACTTCAATAACATTGTTGGTATTGCATCAATTAGTGATTTACAGAACAACATTTTGTTCTCTGATTACGGAACATATACTGGTACTGAGTTCGATAAGAAGAGAGCATTCAACCTCAAACATAACACTCTCCCAATATTCCAAAGAGAATTCCTTGGAAATGATTCTTCAGTTGTAAATCTTTCAACAAATCAAGTATTGATTCCAGATCACTTCTTTGTCACTGGTGAGAAAGTAAATTATAGTTATGAAAACTCGGATTTATCCACAGCAAATGCAATTGGTATTGCAACAACAACTGTTTCGGGTGTGTCAACAGATAAGTTGCCTTCCGAACTTTACATTATCAAGTATAACAATAAATCTGTTGGATTTGCAAAGAGTGCAACTGATGCACTTAAAGGTTCACCAATAGTATTTGATCTCACTTCTGTTGGTGTCGGAACATTCCATAAGTTGACCGCAACAAATCAGAATGCAAGAGCTCTTGTAGCAATTGACAATATGATTCAAGCTCCTGTCACTGAAGTTAATGTATCAACAAGACTGGATCAAAATGTAATATTTGATGTTGACTTCGATGTTGTTGGTGTTCAGTCATTTAAAGCAAATGACATTATCAAAATTGATAATGAAATTATGTTACTCCAGGATATTGGTGTTGGAGCAACAAACAATTTTAGGGTTCTAAGAGGACAAATGGGTACTGGTGTTGCTACACACAACATCGGAACATCAGTTGAACTTCTTGGAGGTAATTACAACATTGTTGATAATACAATTCACTTTGTTGAAGCTCCATTCGGTGCAATTCCACTCAGTACTACTTCACAAGGTCCTGACAACATTGACTGGTCTGGTATCACAACTTATTCTACTTTCCAAGGTAGAACATTTATGAGAAGTGGTATCTTGGATGATGTTTCCGATACTTATAGTACAAATTACACCTTTGACAATATTCAAAGTCAGTACAATGGTCAAACTAAGTTCTTCTCACTTGTACAAAATGGTAATAATGTGACTGGTTTTGCAACCAATCAGGCAATTATTTTAAACTCTAATATTCTCCAAGAACCACAAGGAGCTCAAAGCACAACTGGCGACTTTACACTTCTTGAAACATCGGGTATTACAAGTATCACTTATCTTGGTGATAGTGTATCTTCAGAATCTGATCCTAACATGGCGACCATTCCAAGAGGTGGGACAATTATCTCTGTTGCATCTACACCAGGACTTGGATATCAACCATTAGTATCTGCTGGTGCATCATGTTTCGTATCTGCTGCTGGTACAATCACATCAATCAGTATTGGTAATAGTGGTTCTGGATATAGAGTTGGTGTTCAGACTGTTAATGTTGGTTATGCAGTTTCTGCAGTTGGAGTAACCACTGTTGTCAATATTGGTACTGCTACGGTAGAAAATGGTCATGTTGTTGCGATCACTACATCTTATATCGGTGCCAATCTTGATCAAAACAATCCTCCAGTTATAGTCATCGATGCACCTCTTCCTTATGCAGGTATCCCACTTGTATACGCTGATGGTCAGTCTGGTGTAGGAACTGGTGCTCGTGTAGACATTGCAGTCGGTCAGGGTTCGAGTGTTATTAACTTTGATATTGTAAGTGGTGGATTTGGTTATGGTAATGGTGAAGTACTAAGAGTTGCAATTGGTGGAACAACTGGTATTCAAACTGATACCAGTTATCCATACAATGAATTCCAACTGACAGTTTCGGATACTTATCGTGATACCTTTAATGGATTTACTATTGGAGAACTTGATGTATTTGACAAATTGGATAATCTGTTTGATGGTACAGAGAGAAGATTCCCTCTTACTATTGCTGGTGCTGGATTTGCTATTGAAACAGCTGATGGATCAGATATCAACATTGGGCAATGTTTGATTGTCACTATAAATGATATTCTTCAGGTTCCGAATCAATCTTATAAGTTCAATGGTGGTACTATTATTGAATTTACAGAAGCTCCTAAGAAGGGTGACACCTCAAAGATTATTTTC